TATTACCAGGTGACATATTAGGCCAGGCTATAGGATTTTCTGATGCAGGTGTTGTTGCACCAGTAATTGTAATAGTTCCAGCTGTATCACTACTAAAAGTATAAGTAGGAGTAGTATCATTTGTTGGTGTAGATACTGGTGTTACTTCAGTTATTTGAGGGAATGGTTCAATAATAAAAGTATTTACCGTTAATATATTAGAGTTATTTCCTACACTATCTCTAATCATAATTGTTATATTACTATATGTATCAGGAGCTAATGTATTAAAACTAATAGTATTATTACCAAGACTTGCACTTTTAGTGTCAGAAGAAGCTTCTGTTATTACAATTGTTCCTGATTCATCAGTATAGAATGTATATTCTGGTGTATTATCAATCAATGTAGTTGTTACTACTCCCGGTCCAACTTGATAAATTATTGGAGGTTGTACATCAAAATTATAATTGGCTGATATATCGTATTTATATTGACGAGGCCATGTAATTTCACTGCCTAATGGATATTCTTGGTCTAAATAACTAACACTATCCTTTGAAATGACTTTTTCATAATCTGGCAGATAATTAAATCCTTTTGATGACCATGTTCTAACTACAGTAAATTTATCAGGAATAGTAATTCCAAAATTATCACTTAAATTACATTTAATCATATCATCCCATTCTAATTTTATATAACTAACATCGACTAAATCCTTAATATCATTTTCATTATAAGGAGTAATTTTCAAATTTTTAATAGAATGATAAGGAACATTAAATTCTTTTAAATTTGACCATTCACTATTTAAACCAGTATCAGTTGGTGGTTGATAGCCACCAAAATTTGCTCTCACTTGCATTTTATACGTGCCTGGATAATAAGTTAATCCATTATCACTAAAATTATTTAAAGTTTGAGAAAAATTATATGAAATGTCATATTTAGATGTTAGATTTACCATAGAAATATCATAATAATCGGGAATAGATGGTCTTTTAGGTTCAGTCCATAATGCATTTATTCTATTTGTTTGTAAATTATAACTTACATCTATAAACTCTGATGGTTCCTGATAGTTATAATAAAATAATAAATTAGAAAATTCAGAGATGAATGTTGGTAAATTAGTTTGATTTGGTTTTGAATATTTTCCTCTTATTTGAAAACTATAATTTGCATCTGGTTGTAAATGTGTATTTGTTGCACCAGAATAATCAACTGTTCGAATATATGATGCATTACCATTAGTAAAAGTAAAAGAAGAATCATTTATTGAAATAATACCATTATTTTCTGTTCCATCTTTTCTTTTTTCATTCCAAGAGATATCCCAAACAGCAGAAATATTATCACTTATATTAATTACTTTTGTCCAACTCAATGTTAAATTCGCATTTGTAACATTATATGAATAACCAAAATTTTCTGGTATACCTGTATAACTTGATACAGCTGTTTCAAAATATTCTGTTTTTACTGCACCATCTACAGGAATCGCTCTTGTTGTTATACCATATAGATAAGTAGTGTTAAAACTTATATCTCTATCTATAAAAGATACTTTTGATATATCAAAGATTTCATTTCCACTCGAATCAAATCGTGATGTCCAATTACTACTTATATCAAATGGACTTATTTTTGTCGCTTGAACATTAAATATTCCTTTATTTTCACTCAATCTATGGTATGGTACATAAAGAATATATAAAGGATAAGTTGGTGTATTGCTTGAAGTGTGTTTCAAAATGTTATTTATATAATATTTAACCTCGTTGTTTTTTGTTATTTGTATTGTAAAAACATCATTTGGGATATTGGTCGTACTCTGCCATCCACTATATATCATTTGATCATTTTCCCTTAAATTATATTGAGTTACACCCATTGAAAAACCATAATGAAATTCATCCATTATATTCGAATAATTATTATACTATTATCACTTAATCCAAATTCAAAGTTACCACCGACGTTTTGAAAATTAATTGATATATCATAAATCTCGGGTTTTTTTTCAATAACATATTTTGATAATCCGTAATACCAACTAAATGTATTACCTGAAACATCACTACCAGCTGTTATTAAATTACGTGGTGGCACGACGCCCTTAATATGATTAAAAGACATATCACGAGACATAGTTTCGTCCCATTCTACAGTTTCTAATTCTCCACCATTGAATGAATATGGTCCAACTACTCCAGAAATATCATTATAATAATATTTTTTATCAAAATCAGAATCTCTTACAACTTGATATCTATTATTTACATAATATTTACTTATATCATATGCATATACAGTTTGAGAATTATTAGTTAATCCTACATTCCATAATACTTTATTTTCTAATATTTTATTTCTATAAGATAAGTTAGTTATATATGGATCATATGCAGGAATAGATATTTCTCTTGTAGATTTACTCCATGCACTATATCCATATTTATTTTTTAATCTGCATCTAAAAATATATCTCTTACCTTGGTTCAATGTATTAAGAGTGTAACGTATTTCGTAATTCTCTCCTATGGCTCGCGAAACATTCACCCATTCCGGGTCCTCATTCCCTTGTATTTGATATTGATATTCCGTTTCTATACCATATTTTAACCTTATCTCGGTGGAAAGTATTACTGAATTATCCTGTCCATTTAATCTATAAGCTTTTTTATTAAAATCTAATAATATTTCTAAAATTGCACGAGTAATATTGTCACTACTAACAGGGTATAAAACGTTTAATTCTGGTGATGGAGGAAGTTTGGAAACCGTGTAAAATCCACTAATATTATTATAATTATTATATCCTTCTATATGAACTATTGTTTTACTAATATCTATAGGAATAATATTCGTGAATCTATCGTTGTTCAATTGTGAAATATTATAGTTTTGGTTTATAGGACTGACATCTATTTTTTGCCAATGATTATAATTACTATTTTTTAAATAAAAAATATTATTATTTCCATTGTTTTGTGTAAATACAATATCGTTTTGTTGATATTTTAAATCAGAGTCACCATTTGTATTTTTTAAATTTGAAATAATTACCTTATAATTATTATCATATAAATCTCTATCTATATTAGGTACTTTATATAAACTTGTAGCTTGGGGCTCCCAATAGTTATTAGTATATAATTGTGGATTACTTATAGAATTGTTAATAGGACTGAAAGATACATCGTAATTATTATTGTTATCAGCAACCAAAAATCCATTATAACCTACCCATGGTTTTGAATTAGTTTGAATATGAAAACCAGAGATATCATAAGTATGGTTTCCTACTAAATCGCCATCTCCATATTTTGTATTTTGTCCAACATAAACTCCTGTCGTTCCAGTCGATTGAGGATAATCTAATTTTTTAGTCCAATTTTTACCACCATTATTTGTTGTATAAATATAGTTATTACCTCCAATTATTCCAAAACCAAGATTATTTAAATTATCACTTAAATCTGTAATACCTCTATAAGGTTGTCCAAATGATATTGCATTTAAACTGGTGATAGGTTTAAATACTACATCTTTAATACCTACCTGACCCCATTCAACCACATTAGCGTATAAATCATAATTTTTACCTACTAAAACATTTGAAGACAACAATAAAGTAGAATCCATATATAAATTCAATACTTCATTCATAACTTCAATTGTAAAAGTATTATTTGTTGTTGGTGTTATATATGTTCCATCAGTATTAACAAAATATGGTCCGTCCCCGCTGCCGATGACGTAACCAATTCTTTTGTTTTCCTGGGAACTTGGTGCCCCATGTATGAAAAATCCATATCCCTGCCTCGCATTAGTTAATTGGTGTCCAATATTGCCATCTACATCAGTACTTAAGGTAAAATTACGATTTAATAAAACATAAGAATTTGTTGTAGCTCCAGCTATTTTAAAAGATAATTTCATATTAATATTACTACTATTAAAATAATTTTTGGATATAGCCCACATTCTCCATGCACTACCTAAGTTTCCTCTTTTAATAGTTCCAGGTGTGGATAAATCAATATTATAACTATTTACAGTATCCCATATATCATTCCCTGAGTATGAAATTAAATCTGAACTTGTAATTTCATTATATAGAATATTTTTACTTAAATCCCATTCTTTTGTTGCCGGGAAGTTATTTATATTAATTCTTCTAATATTAACACTTCCTTGTCCGTACGAAGCAGTTGTTACAGAAGTAAATGTTCCCAAATTTGTATTAAAATACGAATATCCGCCTTTTCCTCCGTGCCGATGGTGGTTGCCACCATCACCTCCTTGTATTCCTCCTCCTGCTCCTCCAGAGTGAGCTCCTGATCCACCTCCTCCACCAAAACCTCCGGGCGACCTGTTGTAATATCCATATCCGCCCATACCGCTATGGCTCCACCAAATCTGACTTGAATTTCCTCCTTTTCCTCCATTTATAAAAGAACGAGAACCAGTAGTTGTTGCGCCTGAGAGTTGATCATAACTATATCCCCTTTTCGTATCTGGTCCATTTGATATTAATCCCGCACCACCACCACTATTATATCCAGTTCCATTTACACCGGCAGTTGTATTTGTTGTATTATATGTTAATTGTGTAGTTGGTTTATCTTGTAAAGTATATCCAGTCCAGACAGCCCCTGCCCCTCCTCCTCCTCCCGATGTTATTAAAACATCATTTATATTAGTGAAACTTAATCCTGAAGGGTTTTTTTTTATTATAAAAGTTCCGCCACCGCCACCAGCTCCTGTTGAAGCACCGTGCATCGTCGTTCCTTTTTGTCCTACTAATATTTGAAGTACATCTCCTGCTGTTAAACTAAAAGTTCCTGTTATAGAAGCACCTGGTGCTCCTAAAACGTAGTCGTCGCCAGAACCAACAGTGGAACCAGCGGTGTAGTAACCGGAAGCACCACCACTTCCTCCATTTGCAGTTATAATGTAATTTGCTGTGGTCGGAACTGTCCATTCTTGAATACCTTGAGTTGTCATACTAACTCGTGATGATGGATTTGCTCCATCAGGATTTATAACCGCGTCTTTTATTCCACCGGACTGAGAATAAAGACCAGCTTTAATTCTATATGATGTTCCTGGAAAATATGTAGAATTTAGAGAATTAGAAGAAGTATATAAAAGAGTACTATTTTTATAATATTTAACCTCGTAATCACTCTCAATCACTATTTTTAATACATCACTTGTAGTAATTGATATACCACTTAAAAAGGGGGAGGCGCCGCTGTAAACGGCAATTAAACCATTTTCAATTATTGCAATTTGGGCATTTGAATTCACGTAAAAACCAAATTTAATTTGGTCATTTTGATCGACCGAGGATGTACCGATATAATCTAACTCAGTCTCACCAGCTTTAAGATTATATGGATACCCATCATCTTGAAAATTGGGCTTTATTATTCCTATATGACAGTACGTCGCATTAGCTACAATTGAAAACTGGAATACTGAAGCTCCAGAAAATATTTGGACAGAACTTGCAACAGAATCCCATTTGTTGTTGCTCCAATCTCTTATTAAATGACCACTTGAATTAACAGATAAAAAAGCATTGCCTCCTCCTTGCTCATTAACGTCCCTCACATTGTAGACACCACCAGTATTCCAACCAATATTTTGTTTATCGGTGGATGATGGATTATTATAAGTATATATACAATGAGCTAAAGATGGTCCATACATTCCTTCAGAACCGCAATTTGTGAAACTGTAATAAGTGTAGGTGGTAGTAGTATAAGCAGCTGTACTTTGTGTTTTAGTTTTTCCCATTCTTACAATTCTATCTTCACCACTTTTTGTTCCCAAAAATAAATGAAAATCGTTAGCTGCTGGTGAAGTTAAAAATAAATTTGTAGATAAAGTAGTATCCAATAATGTAGGATATATATAAGTATAATTTAATGATACATCTGCTGAGTTTAGATAATTTCCATTGTCTAATTTTAACCAATTACTACCTAAAACACTATCAGTTGGTTGATTATTTGAATAATTTGATGAAAAATAAACTATATCATTATCACCACAAAAATATATCCATTTACCAGAAATTCCATTATCAGTATCAGTATAATTATCAGTAAATGTTGATATATTATTAATTGTAAAATTAGCAAAACCACTTATATTAACAGAAAAAATATTCCAACTTAATCCATTATCAAAACTTCTCCAAAATGTAGTACTTTTTGAGGTTTTACCTGAATTGTTATATATATAACCGTGTGCCCAAATTTCACCATCATCAAATCTGGATATTCCTTTTATTACTTCTCCATATGAACTTTGAGAATAACCTTCTATTTGTTGTAAGTAATAAATATCATTTAACATAACAGATTTATCATAAGATGACCCACTTATATCTCCATTATTTAAACTATTTACGGCATTTACTACTTGATACTTGTTTATTATAGGTTCAATATCTAATCCAGTATTACCATTATTATCAAAAAAACTGGAAAATTGTGTTCCAGAACAATCATCTAAAATCACTCCATTTCTGGAAACATCAAACACTGGAATATTAGAAATATCTGTGGCATACATACTCATTTTATAAATTGTAAAATTATTTCTGATACTGCTTGTTAGTGCTTCATGAGCTCCATTACCTATACTTAGTGGTCCATCATCCATATATGGTCTTTCTAATCCAAAACCCAAAGTATGTGTATTAAATGCTTCATATTTACCATTTTCAGAAGCACTATCATTATCTAAATTTTTGATATTTATAAACAAATAATAATTAGTTCTATCCAAATAATATTGAAGTTCATAATTAGTGTTAGAATTTAATGAAATAACAGAATCTACAGGAGTATTAGACCCATTTTTATACCATAAAAGAGTTTGCTGGTTCCCTATTCTTCCGAATTGAGTCCATATATGAGAATAATGTATATATAAAAATGTTACATCTCCCCGGGAATCATTTGTTTCATTATTTGTAACTTTACCGAGAGTAAATAAATAAATTGTGCCTGCGGTGTATGAACCAGTGTTAAATTTTGCAATTGTAAATAATTTATCTAATGCTGAAGCTCTATAAGTTATAACTCCATCTTCATCTATACTTTTAACAAAATCTCCATTTCTTCCTCCGTCCGGATAACCTTGTATTTTAATTTTACGTTGAGGTGTTGTCAATCCAATAGTTTTTCCTCCAGATGGATCTAATCTTGTGTAATCTCTGCTAAATATACAATTACACTGAGATAAATCCCAAAATAATTCAACACTTGCAGCACTTACATCAATAGTTTTTCCATAAGATTTAATACCCAAAAAATTTAAACTTGCATCAATACCACTAATATCGATTGTATTTTTACTGTTACTCCAATAACCAATAGATGTTTTACCATCTGTGTTAAATTTTTGATAACATATATGAATAGAATAATCATAAGGTGAAATTTTTAAACTAATAGGATGATTATTTGATACATCTGTATATTTAGTTAAATCTCCTCCCAAATCCTCTTTTGTAGCTATTAGTTGAGTTGTAGTCCATGTCCAATTCTCTTTATTTTCATCAGTATTATCAAGATAAGAATACCCTATACCGCTAATATCTGTAGTGCCTTTACACAAATATGCAACATAGGGAACATTACCAGACATATCCATACTTGGATATAATCCAGAATTTTCAACAGTTGTAATATTACCACATAAATCATAAGCAGACTTACCTTCACCGCTAATCCATCTTAATGTATTTTTTGTATGAGAATCAGTTTCATTCGCACCACCTTGTGCGTAATATATAATATGATATCGCGTGGTTTTCCAATTAAGACTTGTTGGATCAACCATTATTTTACAATATTTAGCACATGTTCCAACGAGGTTATAAAATGGATTAGAATTACCAAAACTATCATCATCATTTTGGTCTTTCGACATACCACTTATATCAACTATATGCTGTTCTGTTGGTAAGGGTTCAGAATTACCAGATAAATCGTATGGAACAGTTCCATGAACAATTTGACCTGATAAATCTGAACATATAACATAATAAGGTGTTGAATAAATATAATTAAAATTACCAGAATTAATGGTTGAATTTTTCGAAATATCTAAATCCATATCAAGAAATATATTTTTAATATCTCCTTGATGTCGATTTTTGGTATTAGCAAAATTTGTAAAAATTTTGTGACTCCATTGCTTTCTTGAATTTCTGTTATGTCTTTCAATATAAATATTACCCGATATATCACTTTTTCTATAAGTCATTGCATACAAATAAAAAATACCTTTGTAATAAGTATCATACTGTACGGGGATGGTGTTAGTTCCAATAATACCATCGGCGAAACGTGTAGCATTATTTTGGTCATCTAACCAAACATATTTAGGTCTTTTGTTACTTACTGTATAAAGCATATTTCTATCCGGTCGATTAGCATCAGGGGCAGATGTGTATTGTTGGTCTGGTTCTTTACCTTCTGATGTACTATAAACAGGATTCCACATGAGGGTTTCCGAAAAAGGCCTCTCCACCCGTGAAAATCTTGAAATATTTTTACCAGATTGAATTGATATATCAGATAAATTAGATAAATGACTATAATTTGTATTTAATGGTTTATTTGTAATATTATTAATAGTTTGTCCATATAAATCTAATGTATCAGGAAATGGTATTGCTACAGCACGTGAATGGACATCAGCATAAGTATTTCCAAAAACATCGGCTTCTGCTGAGACACAAAATCCCATTTGATTGTGTAAAAAATAATCAAAAATATCTCTATGTGCACCCACCAAGTTCAACATAGGATTTTTTCCAGATGCTAAATCAGGAGAATATCCATCTGAATTATAAATAGATCCAGATGTAGAACCTTGTTTAATATAAGTAGGAACTTGTATCTCAGAAAAATATTCTATTTTCCTTTTTTCATTATTCCATTCTACGTTATCATACTTAAAAACATAAAATGTTTTATCATTTCTATCTATAGGAATTCTCAGTTGTTCTTCATGATATGTTCCACCATACATAGGTGGATTAAAATTGTTAAGAGCAATAATATCTGTTGCTGAACTTGAAATATCTATTTGTGTTCGTTTATGAGCACTATCAAAAATAACTTGTCTATAATTAGACTGTCTGTTTAATCCGCAATACATATTACCGTTAGAATCATTATAAAAAACACGAAATATACCTTCGTCTGTGAAATTTATTCTTACAACTTGACCAATTTGTAAAGTACTTGTATCTATGATTGTATTAAAAGAATAATCAGTCATATTATGATTCATATTATAATAAAAAAATATATTATAATATAAAATATTCGTTAAATTTAAATTTAATTCTAATTTTTCCATCTATTTCCACAATTTAAACAAGTAATAAAAGTAGTCATAGGTTCATCAGCACTTCTTGTTTGTAATTGATAATAAGTACATAATCTTTTTTGACATTTATAACATTTAAATTCATCAGTAGCAGCAGACATATCGACTTCGGTTAAATTCTTATCTCTTTTGATTTTAGCTTCAATTAGTTCTTTCCATTTTTTTGGAGACATTTCTTGATGAGACATAAAAGCTAATTTTTTAGGTGATAATTTTTTATTTTTTAATTTTTTTAAAAGTGTTTTATTGCATATTTTGGATTTGGGATGAATATTGCTATAAACACTTCTAAATCTATTAACATAAATTTGAACAAAATTTTTATTTGTCCATTTTCTTACAATTTTCTTTTTTTTTGCTTCTGAGATAGTATAATTAAATATACCTTTTTCTAAATTAATGCTAACATCTTCTTTTTTAATAAATTCTAAAAATTTATTTTTAAGGTTATCTCTAAAAACAGTAGGATTTTCAATAATCATCGTAATTATAATAATCTATAAATTATATTTATATGGTTTTCAATTTTGTTTAATTACAATCACTATCTACATAGCTCTCTTCACTTAATTCAGAACCAACATCACTATCAGAATCTTCATATTCCTCTTCTTCATCATCTTCCTCTTCATCTTCTTCAGTATTTCCTATATCACTTTCTTGTCCCATTATTTCTTCATCTTCGTGTGCAGAATCAGTAGAACTATGAGCTTCTTCTTCACTTTCTTCTGGTATATATTCTTCATCAAGGTCTTCATCATCATCAACTATAAAACCATCTTCTTTTGAATAACCTTCTTTTGTTTTGAGATGTTCAGGAATTTCTTCTTCATCGCTGTAACTATCATCGTTATTTAAATCTTCAAATCCACCAAATAATTTTTCATATAATTTATTCCATTCTTCAATAGAAATATCAGTGACATTATTATTAGTTATATTTTTTGTTTGATGTTGTAGTAATACCATTGAGCCAAAATATAAGGTGTTATCTAAAGGAGGTGGTAAATCATATTTATTTTCACTATTTGCTCTACCTTCGTTTTTACAATAAATTGAAATATATAAATCATTTTTATTTAAAGACCAAGTATGTCTTAATGCAAAATCATCATTTTTTCTCAAATTACATTTTTTATATAATTTTTCAATATCAAAATTTTTAAAATTACTACATTTGATATTGCCTAATTTTTCAATAATTAAAACTCTGACCATTTGTATTGATTTTATCAAATCGGTTTAAATAGTTTCACAATATATTATTTAATAATGATGAAATATTATATTCCAGAAATAAATTTGAGAGATGTTAGAAATAAAAATAATATCATTGGAAAATTTGAAAATATTTATAATAAAGAAATAATTATAGAAAAATTGATACTTTCAATTGATGGATGTTATAAAATCGAAAATGAAAATTTAATAAAATATAAATTAGTAGAAAAAAATCATAATTATGTAACAAATTTTATAAAGAATTATAGTTTAATTGGTGTGAATTATTATGAAAAAAAAATTGGAGAAATATTTTCTATTCCTAATGAAAATGAATGTATAAATATAGAAAAAATTAAATTTAATATAGGTAAAAGTGAAAATTATATAGTTTTTGAGAAAAGAAATAATAAAATTATAGATATTTATTTTTTATCCAAAAAAAAGATTGATGAAAATAATATTTTTTTTAATAATGATGTAAGTTCATTCATAAATTTGTTAATGTGTAACTAATATATACATGTTATTTTGGATAATACAACAAACGATAATTTCTATTATTTTAATCATAAGTGTTCATTACATTTATATATTTTTTAAAAATAATTTAACTATTCCAAAAACAAAAGATTTGGTCAATAAACCTACAGAACAGTATAAACAAATTTATAATTCTATAAAAACAAATAAAGAAACATCAAAAGAAATGAAAACAGAATTAAAAAATTATTTAAAAACATTACATTCTAAAAAAAAAAATGATACAAAAAGTTCGATTGAAACTACTGGTAATATATTTAGTAATAGTAATTTTACATCTTATTAAATGAATATAGAGACAATTATATAGTTTAGTTAAATGAAATTATCATATAAGGAAAAAACTGATATTTTAAGAAAATTTCCAAAATTAGAACTTTCTTATGAAAAAAAATTACATAAAAAAGTTCAAACAGATATTTATTTGACAATTCCAAAAGGAAAAAAATTTTTTGCATGGTTTACTATTTTTAAAAAACACAAAATTTGTTTTTTTTTAGAAATTAATAGAAAATTTAATTCTATTGAGAATATTACAGCTAATATTTGTTCGTTTGATAAAATATTAACAAGTGGAAGAGGAACAATACTATATGGAACTATATTTAATATAAATAAAAAAAATTTTTTCAATATTGAGAATATTTATTTTAGTAAAGGTTATTCATTGATTCATTATAATCAATATGAAAAATTAAAGCAAATTGGTAAAGTTATCAATAATTATATTAGTCAATCAGCATATACAAATAATTCCATAATATTTGGTATGCCTATTATAGAAACAAATTATTATAAATTAAAAGAAAAAATTAATAATTTACCCTATGATTTATATTCAATTCAATATAGATTATTATATAATAATAAACCTTTTTTGAATGAATTTGTTAAAATCAATCCTATTATTTATAAAATTTTTATTTTAAAAGCTACTATTATTAACGATATTTATGAATTATATTATAATAATAATGAAAATAAATTAGAAAAATTTAAATGTGCATGTATTCCGGATTATAAAACAAGTGTTATGATGAATTCTTTATTTAGGATAATTAAAGAAAATAACAATTTAGATTTATTAGAAGAAAGCGATGATGAAGAAGAATTTGAAAATATTCAACTTGATAAATTTGTAAATTTAGAAAAAAAAATGAAAATGAAATGCGTTTATATGAAAAAGTTTAATTCCTGGAAACCTATCGAAATTTCTAATGATAATGTATCACCAAAAAGAGAAATTACATGTTACAAAAAATAATAATATATAAATATATATGAATAATTTGATAAATTACAAATTAAATGATACTGTTCCTTTTAAAACTTCAAGTACAGAAGGTGTTCGTTGTCAAGCCGGTGGAGGAAAACAACATACTTTATCTACCGCAAGTTATGGATATACTGGTTCTAATGGATTTAAAACCTCTCACTATGCACCTATAACAAAAAATGTTACTGCTCATAATCAGTGCGGTGGTAAAAAAAAGAGAAAATCACGTAAAAAAAGAAAATCACGTAAAAAAAGAAAATCACGTAAAAAAAGAAAATCTCGTAAAAAAAGAAAAAAAACAATGAAAGGAGGCATACCGTCCTTTAATTTTAAAGAGAAAGCAAAAGCTGAAGCAAAAAAAATGGGGAAAAATTTCGATAAAGCTGCAAAAGGGGTTGGACGCGCTGCTAATTCTGCGACACACGTTGTCAATTTGTACCGTAAGTTTGCTCAAGAATCAGCTGCTGAGATTGTCCGACAATGTGCCGATGCTGATTTCAAAACAAAATATCCAAAATTATGCGAAATCGCAGAAAAGGCACCACCAAGTATTCTTAAAATGGCAAAAGAACTGCAAAAAAAAAGTGATGAGGAATATAAGCAATGGAAGATAGAAATAGATAGAAAGTTTCAGGAAGAGAAAAAGAGAATAGCAGACATGGACCCCAGTCAAAAAGCTGAATATGATAAAAAGCAAGAAGAAGAAAAATACAAGAAATGGCAAGCTTATTATAACGAGTGTGCTAACAAAGATGACGTGGCTAATTGCTTCCCCTACACCGAATGGGAATAGGGACTCGAGTAAAAAAAGAAAATAAATTCATTAGATAAATATTTATTAAATATATTAAATATTTATTAATCTGTAATCAAACAAACCCCCTGAAGTAATTCGTCTTTTTTTACTTTTTTTTCAAATGCTTTCTTAATTTTATTTACTGGATCATATATTACGTCCCAATCATCTTTTTCATAACCTTCCATATCTGTTTGTTCTATCTTAAATTTTGATTTTCTATAAAATGTTTTTCTTTTCGCAAAATGTCTTTGAAATAAACTATGGCTATCCACTATATCTACTACAATTGCTTGTTTATGTTTCTTTCTTAAAATTCTTCCAACTGATTGTGTAACATCTACTTTTGGAGTTGCCATTATTAACGTTGATAATGTTTTTATATCTAATCCTTCTTCTGCCATTGCATATGTTGCTATTACTACTTTCTTACCTTCACTCTTTTTTAATTCCTCTTCTTTCATACCACCTATATAATATCCTACTGTTGCTATTGTTCTATGTTTTATAGCATCATGTAAATATTTCAATAATTTTTTTTGATGTCCCAATATCATTATTTGCTGATTTCTATTTTTTTTTAATAAATCACTTAATACTTTTAATATAAATTCACTTCTTCTATTAAATTCACATAACTTTTTAACCATTGTTGTATATTTTATCTGACCACGAAAATCTCTTTCTACTCTATTAAAATCTTCATCATTTGTTTCATAATTTATTACTTTAACTAATACATTATCTTCTCCTTTTCGTTCTATTTTACATACAATCGGTCCCAAAAACCATTTCAAAACTTTTGTTAATCCATCTTTTCGTTTCATCGTCGCAGAAAGTCCCAAACCATATTTTGTTACTACTTTAAAGAATGCTCTGCTAAATACCTCAGCGCTTAGATGGTGGCACTCGTCATAAATGCTTAAACCATATTCCTTAAACATATCTTTCGGGTAATCTTTCATACTTAAACTTTGTAACATACAAATTACTATATCCTTATCTTCTGTATCTATTGTTTTTGCTTGAATTTTACCTACACGAGCGTCTGGTAAAAACTGTTCTATTCTTTCTATCCACTGTCTTAGTAAAAATTCTTTATGAACAATTATTAATGTTTTTTGATTAATACGTGATATGATATTTAGCGCAAGGCAAGTTTTACCAAACCCTGTATGTAGTGCTAATAATCCACTATGATTAGTTTTGATATGTTTCATATATTTTTCTACTACTGGTTTTTGTTTTGGTCGCAATTCTCCTTTAAATTTTAAATTTATTTTTTTACCATCTTTTATTCTCATCTCATCTGGTTCACCATACACCTCTAACCCATAAAATCTTGGAACATATATCTTTTTTGATGATTCTCTATAAACAGGAAATGCTTGCGGTTTTATTAATGAACTTTTAGGAACAAAAGGTTTTACATTTAGCTCTTTTCTTAACATTCGTTCTTCTTCCACACTTATATTATTTTTATAAATAGAAAAACCCTTATATCCAACATACATTGCAATATCATTATCACTCATATACTATAATTTAAATATATTATTTAGATAGTTTTTTTTCAATTTTACGCATAATAAAAAATATAATATTATGATATATGAAAAAGTTTTTAAAATCATTAATGAAAGACAAACATCATCTCGTTCTTACTGTATTATTAACCGTTTTTATCTTATTTGATATTAAAATACCACTCGTTTTCGCCGAACTTGTAGATAATCCTCTCGGTAAAATACTTGTTGCTGCCTTATCTTTATCATTATTATCAATGAATACTGTCGCAGGAGTTCTTGGATTAGTTGCCGCTTTCGTTTTATTTCAAAGAGCTGCTGACTCTACTGGAAGTTATGCTGTAAAAAGATATCTCCCTACTGAACACAAAAAATCCAGACATATTGCCGCTATGAATAAATTCCCTATCACTGTTGAAGAAGAAGTCATTAGCAAAATGCTTCCTACTACCAATTTTAGAGATTTAACTCCTCCAGAATTTAAACCTGTATTAGGTAATACACATAAAGCCGCCGCCGCAAATTAAATATAATATTTAATTAATTATATTTAATTATTATTGAGTTTTTGCTCCAACTGCTGCTACTGCTGCTGCCCCAGCTGTTTTTCCTAATCCTAACTTTACAGCCGCACGCTTCCACATTTTTGGACCCAGAACAACAGCTAATACTAAAACAAGCAATCCTCCTAAAATTGCTATTACCGTTATTAATGCTGGGGTTGCCGATTCTTTTGGTTTATCTTTCAATGGAACTTGGGTTTTTTCCATTGATAAATAACCTTTCTTTATTATATTTCCATCCGTATCTATCGGATAACATGTCATTGTTGGTTTGTGATTTATTCCTGGTTCACCTATTGGTCTTGTTGATTTTGTAATTCTTGATTTATCTAACATTACTGATTCTTCTGTATTATTTTCATTAAATTTCCAACAATCGGTTCTTAGTGAACACGAAATTGGTGATGATGTTGTTATATTTAAATTATCAATATCTGTATCTTTTACTGTCAAACCACGAGTTGTCATTATAATTATATTATTATTATCACTATTCTTATTATCCATCCATGTTCCTGTCGCCTTCTCTAATACTATATATTCTGACCTTGGAATTAATTTATTTAATGAAAATGAACCATTTATACTTCTTTTGGTACCTGGGTTATTTGGGGCTTCTGTAATTATCCTTGATAACCATTTGCTATCTTCATTTATATTATCTCCCTTTTGAGAAATTATTGGAATACAAACGCTTAAACTTCCATTTCCTTTTTGACTTCTATGTTCTATTATTAATTCCGCTTCTACATCGTTTATATGTTCATAACTATTTAATGATGGTTTAAATAATCTTATTTTATGTATTTTTCCTTTACTTTCATTATCTTTTCCTAATAAATCACTTTTTACTTCATATTGGTCTTCTGTATCTGTTTTTATCACTAAATAATTACTTTCCTTTATTACTGATAAATTTGCTAAAATATAATTATATTCAAATTTACATCCTTCACAATATTTAAATTTAACTGATGAAATATCTTCTGTACTAGGAACTATTATTGGTGCTTCTGTTAATGGCATTATTTATATTATATTTATAATATAATTATCTGTTTTTATTTATATAAATGTTACTATCCAAAAAGAAATTATATAAAATTAAAAAATCTAAGAATCAAAGTCAAAAAAAATATAATAAAAAAAGAAAAAAAAAGAAAAAAGGTGGAAGAAGAAGAAGTTTTAGTAAAAGAAAAAAACATTTAAATTTAAAAAATAAATCCCTAAAATTTAGAATAAAAAATCAAAAAGCTGGGGGAAATAGAATTAATTTTCAACTTATATTTTTGACATCTCAAAACCTTAAAGGAAATTATATTATGAAAGTAATAAATTTTGAATTACAACTTAGTGATGATAGTGAATTTAAAAATTTTTTAAACCAAATACCACTTCAAAAGTTTATAAATATGATTGATTCTTTATCACTCGATGCATCAAAAGATAGTCTCCCACCAATTATACAAGAGATTAAACTTCTCGATGAAGTAATAGTTAAATCCTTAGATTTTGAACACGTAGGTAACGTTGTAAATATATATAACTATAATGCTATAAAACATATCTTATTAAGAAAAACACCATCTGCTATAACAGGTCTAAAAATTTTAGATGCATTAAAAAAATATCAAATGGAAGATTTCAGAGCAGTAGGAGAGAGAACTTCTTTGGAATTAGCTAATGCTGTATTTAGTGATGGTGATGATTCTGCTGCTGCTGGTGATGACGCTGCTGCTGGTGTTGCTGGTGTTGCTGGTGATGGCGATGCTGGTTCTGATGATTCTAAAAGTGAGGATCCAGATGGTGTTGCACCACCAAGACCAAGTAGAATAGGCGTTGTTGATGTTGCAGGAGACGGAAGTAGTAGAAAAAGCGATGAACCAACTGATAATGATAGATATAGAGGTGATGAAACTATGACTGTTTATACTGATTATGTTAAAAAAACACCAACGCAAACAACAACTAAAGAATCGGAATATAAAAGGCGTTTTTTTAATAAGGGTGATCACAAAGTAACTGACACAAAAACTACCGTAGGAGAAACACCTTGGAAAAAAGTACCATTAAGTTTGGGTGCTCGTGATCCAATACACAAAAAAAAGGGGATGGGTTCCACAAACGCCCGAGATGGTCCATCATATCCACATAATCTTGTTTTTGAAATAACTACCAAAAATGATGCTGATGGAACAAAAACTAATATGAATATTCTTGATGCTGGGGATGGTCCATTAACAGTTGATGCGTTTAATGAATTACTTCTTAAAAAATATAGATATAAAAAACCACTCTCTGAAGAAGAACTAAAAGAGCAAGAGCAAGATGAATATGATGACGATGATGATAGCGAGGAAGAATATTTTGGCAGCGAATCCGCCATCCGGGAAGAGAAAATTAATGAAGAGAAAATTAATGAAGGGAAAGAACCTGAAGAACAAACTATTGAAGAAGGTTCTGTAGAAATTCAAGCATCTCCTTCGGGAAACAGCCCAGACCCTGGTCTAACTATAGAAATTGGTGCTAACACAGATGAGGAAATGGAAACTCGTATTGTTATTGAATCGGGTCCACGCGGTTCTGATGGAGTATTATTGGGAGGAGGAAAAATAATGAGCGGTGGTAATCCTAAAAAATACCAATTACATTTAGACAAACCACTATTATATAAACATGAAAACCCCAAAACAGCAATAACCAAAACAACATCGCGTTCACTTAAAAAAATGCATTCAAAATTCGAATTCCAATTAAAAAAGAAGTATCCAGAAGAATTTGATAATATAAAAGGTAGATTTAATAAATTAAAGATGGAAGATATAAAAAAAATCAAAAATAAAAATCCTTCCCATATTTCTGAAATTAAAAAAAAAGCAAATGCTTCTGTTAACTTAGTAAAATCAGTTAATGATACAGAAGAAGATACAGAAGATCTGGTACCCGTAGTAATACCACCAAGACCAGCACCAGCACCAGCACCAGCACCAGCACCAGCACCAGCACCAGAACCAGCACCAGAACCAGAACCAGAACCAGCACCAGCACCAGAACCAGAACCAGAACCAGAACCAGAACCAGAACAATCTACTGAAATAAATTTATTTTTAGAAAAAGATACTTATAAAAAAAGGTACAATCCATCGCGTGGAGAAGAGCAGGCTATGAAATTTATAAATTTAGTAGGAGGATATAGAAATATGAAAACCACTGAGGTTGAAATAAATGCACAAAAAGAAAATAAAAAAGACAGAAAGGAACGATTAGAAAGTAAACTTGATGAAATTATGAAAAAAGCTTGTCCTGAAATATTTAATAAAAACTTATATACTGGTTATTTTAATGAATCTATAATTAATTTTTTGGAAACAGATGCAATGAAAGATCCACCTAAACAAAATATGGATGATAATAGAATTATAGATAATATTAATTGTATAAAAGCACAAATAACCCTTTTTGGTAATAGGAAGATCTCTATTCTTGAAAAAATACAACGTTTTACAACCAAACTCTCCAAAGAGAGGAAAGATGCAGCATTGCTAGCAGCCTCAACGAGAGGAATAGAAACAGAAGAACAAGCGAATGTAGGTGACTTTTTCGCACAGTTTGAACAAGATAAAAGCATTACACCACCAAAACGAAAACATATAAACAAAAAATTATATTACACAAAAAAATTAGACTTTATTAATGAAATAATACATAAATGGAGAGAATGGGATGCAGAAGCTATAAAAATTAACAATGAATTAAAAGATATGGGTAATACAGAATCTGAATTAAAAACAGAAGGAAACGATAATGAAAAAGAATTTCATAAAATCACTACATGGTTAGATATGAGTAATAAGAATATTGATAATAATAGTGATATTGATAAGGGATTAATTAAATTTATAAGAAATAGTGATGGTAAGAAATCACTTAATAAATTTATTCCAAACGATAATGATACTCTAATAACAATTATAAATAAATTTATATATTTTAATTTCATATATAACAAACTTATTCAAAGCGGAAATTATGATAATTGGAAAGCTGCTGGTTTAAAACCTGCAGCATTGGAAAGAATGAAATTAGTATTTTTTGATAATATTAGATATAGTAAAAAAGATGATAAATATCATATGAATAAAGTTATAATTCCACTATTTCGTCAATATTATGAATTTTTTACACTTTGTAGAAATACTATATTATCATTTCAAATATTAGAAGATATTTGTAAATTTAGTAAGAAAGATAAAGCTAAATTTAAAGATATTCAAGAGCCTGCTCCATTATATATATATACTTCTTGTATTGAAAAAATTGGAGAACTTAAAAAAATATGGATTGATTATGTAACAAATATATCTAATAAAATATTTGAACATAATAATGATACAAACACAGATAATGGTAACATACTTCATATATTTAAATATACGATAAATGAATTTACGGAAACATTTACTCAAGAAAAAATTAAAGATTATTCTTTAGTCAAAAATATATTAGAAAATGTTATAAATAAATCTATTAATAGTGAGGATATAAAGAATAGTGGAAGTAAAAAACCGGATAAAACTATGTTAAAAATAATGATAAAAAATTTACAAAAAGTAAAAAAAACATTTGAGAGAGGGAAGGAACCAAGTGGTGATATTTGGAGAGATTGTTACGTAAAAACTTTTGCTCAAGGACCAACAAGAATTACATTAATATTAGAAGATATGTGTAATGCATACAAAGTTAAATATTTATCAAATGATATACCAAGAAATAAAGGTACTCCACTATCAAATACTGATGAAAGGTGGAACATAGATGATAAAGATGAAAGAACAACTCTTATCACGGATGAAAATTTAATTAAAAGAGTAAAAGAAGGAGATGCAAAACCATGTCCTGGAGAAAACGAAGCAAGTTCTGTACTATTTGACTTTGTTAATGGTAATGATAATGTTATAAAGATGAATATATACACTATGAGATTAGAGGGAGAACCGAAGAAATATGTTAAATACTATTGTTATAGATATTTTAATTTTGTCCCTAAAAAATATAATGGGGAGGACGACGGCGCCACTCTGAAAAATTATGAAGAAATGAGAGAACTTTTAACTATAGATTATCAATATACATTAATGCCGAGAGTGATTAGAGATGGTATCGTCGAAACAAATAATGCCCATACAAAAGGTTGGCTCAAAGGTGCTGCTACAAAATTATTTTTGAATACGCGTGATCCATACTCACCATTTTATATGGAAAAAGTGACTGAGGCTGGACAAGAAAAATCAAAAATGGTAGATTATAATACTGAAGGTGTCAGCGGTGATGATGTGAAACACTTTGCACCAGTAACTCCTGAAAATAGTGATGATGAAGGTGGTGAAGAAGATGTAGGTCAAGGTGAAAGTAAAGGTGAAAGTGGTGTTGTCCCTCAAGCAAACGCACTGGTGGCTGTGGCGGGGACAGTTATAGCTACTAAAAAACTTAAATCATATAGTGATAAAATAAAAGCAATAAATGGAGAACAAGAGAAATTAAAAGATTTATTGAAGGAAATAGTTGATAAACAAGAAGAAACAATAAAAAATAAGGAAAGTCTTGGTGTTGATTGTGATAATGAATGCAAAAAAAGATTTACATCTTACAAAACATTGACTAAAAGTCTTACACAAGATACTAATTGCCAAGATATGAAAAAATGTGAATGGAAGCGCGAAGGAATGAATTTAGAGAAATTATTAAATGATACAGATTTTAAGAATAAAGTTATTGTCCCGTTTTTAGAGTGGTATGGAAATGGAGACGATAAAAATAATGAGAATGAAAATATAGATAAATTAAATAGTTTTATCGTTGCATTTGATAATCCTTCACCAGGAATGGGAGGAGGAAAAAGAAAAAAGAAAAAGAAAACAAAAAAGAAGCGTAAAACTAAAAAAAATAAAACTAAAAAAAGAAAGAGAAAACGAAAAAATCGTAAGAAAAAATGATTCTCATAGAAATACCATATAATATTATCAATATCTGAATAATATTATATTATCTGTCTTATTTTTCAACTCCCTTAAAAATTATTTGGAGAGAAATTTACCTTTATCTTTATCAAAAAAAATAAATTATTCTAAACTTTTACGGATTAATAATTTTATTCCTTTATTTTTTTGTTTAACATAATCTTCAGTTTTATCCTTAAAATCAATAAGTGTTAATATAATACTATCGACCTTTGCAAACATTTTTTTTGTGTCAGGATAAGTTTTTTTCAAAGAATATAATCCCGGTAAAATAGAATCTATAAATTTTCTAACGCGAATAGACAATTTAGCATATTCACAAAAAGGGTCTACTTCTAAATTTTTAAGTAATTCATCAAGAAATTTCATGAAATCGCTAAAATCAGTATCAAGATATTCAATGGTTTTAAGTCTGCCTTCATCATTCCACCATCTGGATAACCAAAGACCGGGATATTCTTGTACTTTATAATATTCAGCTTCTCCTTTACTACTTATTTGTTTTCCTAATTTTTCATTTTCTTTTAAATCTTTAAATATTTCTAAATTTAATTTATTTTTTTTAAATGCTTCTTTCAACTTTGTAGTAATAGGAATTAATGGTTGTGGTTTTAATTGTAAGGGACCAACTATGGATGAAATCATTTTATATATAAGACTATAAAAAAATAATTTTAAATCTATTTACAAAATAGGTATATATCTTGGCTGAGAATTTTCATATATGGTAACCTTGAAAGCATCATTATATCCTTCAACATAGACAGTATCTCCAGAAGTTAATTCATCACACCCATATTCATTTGTGCAACTTCTACCATTATGACTCAGTGGTAATTTAATAGCGTTACTTTTATCATTCATAGTATAATACTGCCATTTACTTCTATTACTATATAAAGGTCTTCCCATTATTGCCAATATAACTTCGTCTCCTTGCTTTTGCATATTTCTTGTTAATATACCAACTTGTTTATAATTTGTATCAAATCCTCGAGTATTTATATTTATAGGAATACCTCTGGGTCCAGTAATATCATTTGAAAAATGATTATTTTTTAAAGGAGGCGAGAATGGATTCATTAAAATATTAGAGCGAACATTGGAAAATAAAGAATTTGTTTTTGGATATAATCCATTTTTTTGATGAGAATTTAAAACAACAATATTATTTTTATCATTTATTTTGTAATATATCATAGTTGCTAAAAAAGCAAGACTTATTAAAAATATAATAGTTATATTTTCAATACAAATAACTCCAGGTGGGCATCTTTTTGGCATTATATATATATATTTATTTTTTATTAATTTTTTTGAATAATTTATTCATATCACCCATAGAAGGTAAATTCATATTATCCAGAGTTTCACGTGCGTCTTTTAAAGCAGGGGCCATATCGTTTAAAGTTCCCATTAAATTTTTTTGTTGTTCTATAAGATTTTTAGTTTCTTTTGAAACACTCGATATACCATCATCACCAAGTAAATTTGCTAAATCGTTGAAAGCACCTTCCATTTTAGCAGCGGTAGAATCTTTATCAATATGTCCATCAACAGAAGAAGGAGTTGAAGAAGGAACATTATTTTTGAATGTAGAAACACATTTACCATCAAGACATTTATCATCGGGACAATCTTTACATTTTTTTTCTTTTTTTTTAGTTGTCATTTTTTCAGTAGCATCTTTTTCTTCTTCTTTTCTTTCAGTATAGCCTTCAGTAATAAAGTTATTCATAGATACTAAATATGTAACAGATAAAGCAAATAAAATATTAAATGCTAATAATTTACTAAAATATCTGGACAATACAAATAATATAATACATAACATAGCAGAGTCGGAATCATTTATAGAAACATATTTTACTAAATTTAATATACCAAGAATAGTTGCGAAATATAAAACATATTTATTTTTTAAGAAAGATTTGACTTTCATTTATATATATATGTTTTTATAATTTATACTTTTTATTTTTTTTTTGATTTCATACCGGGTAGTTTTAATCCAGACATCATATCTTGCATACCCTTTAAGTCACCCATATCTAATCCTTCTAATGTAGCTTTAGCATTAGTTAAAACGGGTGCCATAGAATTAAGTGTTCCCATAAGGTCTTTTTGTTGTGCTACTAATTTTTTGGTTTCATTTGTAATATTTTTCATGCCTCCTTCCCCTAACATTTTATTTAAATTATCATAAGCTTGTTCCATAGTAGAAGCATAATCAATTCTATCACCAACAGATTCATCTGTATCAACAGGTGCGGGTGATGAAGGTGGTACATTATTTTGGAACGTAGAAACACATTTTCCATTAGAGTTGCATTTTTTTCCTTCAGGACAGTCGCTATCTTCTTTGCACTTATCGTTATCTTTACTATTTACAATTTTCTCTTTCGTTTTGTTATCATCTTCATTTTTCATTCCTTCTCTAAATTTGTTATTTGCAGCCATAAGACCAGTTATAACAATAGCCAATAATAGATTAACGGACATATTTTTGCTAAAATATGATGATAATAATCCAACTGATACAAATAAACCAAGAGAATTGTAATCTTCAAGTGCAATATATCCTAAAACATTAATAATACCTATGATTAATAAAATATATAAAATATATTTATTTTTAAGTAGACCAGGAACTTTCATCTTCATTTTCATTTTTCTTGCCATTTTATATATTAATTATATATAAAATAATAATAGTAAAAATATTTATTCTTTTTTCTTCTTGCAGTCAGGTCCAGAACACATACCTGCAACTTCTTCGGCAGCATCAGCGGCGGCACCGGCGGCAGCAGCGGCATCCTCATCACCTCCAGCAGCTTGGCTTTCTGCTACTTCTCCAAGTTTTGCTGCAGCCTTGGCAGCTTTTTCATCATCATCCTCCATCTTCTCTTCCATTCCCTCCTTTACGCGACCACATCCGAAGACGAAGTTAGCAACGAAAAGAGCAGCTAAGATAGCACATGCCGTGTTATTGCAATAGCACTTAGCACTGTAAGCTGTTAAGAGAAATAAGGCGAGGCACTCCCACGCTTTAACTGTAACGTAACCGACAACATTTAATCCGGCTAAACCCATTAAGGCATAGCATACATACTTGTTTTTTAAAATGGCAGGAACTTTTAACTTCATTATAATTATAATGGACAAAAAAAAATTATATTTATTGTATTAAATATAATTTCCTAAATTACTTCTTTTTATATCTTGTTCTTCTTTTTCTTTTTCTTTTTATTTTTCGTTTTCTTCTTTTTTTTGTCTGTTTTCTCTTTTTCTTCTTTTTTTTGTTTTTAGTTCTTCGTTTATTTTTTTTTGTTTTTTTAAATTTAATTAAACTTCTTATTGGTACAGATTTTGATAGACTTTCTATTTTTTCTGGTGTTTGCCAACCTCCTTTATATTTTAAATGTTTTATTAAACTCATTATATAAATTATATACAAATTAAAATATTATGTAAATTTTTTTGAACGAACAGTTTTTAACATATTTTCTAATATTTTTTTTTCATGTGTAAATTCTGATATTTTATTTGTTAAACTTGGTTCTGTTATTTTTTTGTCTAAATCATTTATTAAATTTAAAATATGTTTTATTAATTTATTTTTTACTTTTAAATTTTCATTTTTTTCATTTTCAAATATATTATAAATATTTTGTATATCGGGATTTGTATTTTTCTTTAAATTACTCCCTTTTAGTTCTATATTTTGTTTATTTAAATTTATTTGTTCTCTTATTTGCTGTAAAGTATTATCTTTTTGATATATATTCATAGTGTATATATATTATAGACTATTATTTTTTAAGTTAGTATCTACACTATAGGTTAAACAATAACAATTATTTTTTCATAATTAAAGCATTATGTAGTTAAAATTGAAATAATATTATTTAAATTAATTTAAATCTAACCCGATATTATTTAGGATGTCTAGATCTCAAAAAGAACCCCTTCTTACTGAAAATGACAATCGTTACGTTATGTTTCCCATCTTAGATGCTGATATTTGGAAAATGTACAAGAAACAAATGGACTGTTTTTGGCGTGCCGAAGAAATTGACCTGTCTAAAGATATCAAACACTGGCCAACTCTTACCAATAAAGAGCAACATTTTGTAAAACATATTTTGGCATTTTTTGCGGCGAGCGATGGCATAGTTTTGGAAAATCTTGGACAAAGATTTATGAACGAAGTTCAATTATCTGAAGCACGAGCTGCCTACGGTTTTCAGATTATGATGGAAAACGTCCATAGCGAAACATACTCTCTTTTAATTGATACATTAGTTAAAGAAGAAAGAGAAAAAACAAAATTATTTGAAGCAATCAATAATTTTCCATGTATTAAAAAAAAAGCCGATTGGTCTATTAAATGGATTAATGACAAAAGATCATCATTTGCTACAAGATTAATTGCCTTTGCTTGCGTTGAAGGCATTTTCTTTTCTGGAGCTTTCTGTTCTATTTATTGGTTAAAAAAAAGAGGTATTATGCCAGGACTTACATTTAGTAATGAATTAATTTCAAGAGATGAAGGAATGCATACAGATTTTGCTGTTTTACTTTTCTCAAAATTACATAAAAAACCCAAAAGAGCTAAAATATTAGAAATATTTAAAGACGCAGTTAAAATAGAAAAAGAATTTATTTGTGAAGCACTTCCTTGTAAATTAATAGGTATGAATTCAAAATTAATGAGTCAATATATTGAATTTGTTGCTGACAGATTAGTTGTTCAGCTTGGATATACTAAAATTTATAAAACAGAAAACCCCTTTGATTTTATGGAAATGATATCTTTAGATGGAAAAACTAACTTCTTTGAAAAACGTGTTTCCGATTACAGTTTATCAAGTGAAAAAAAAACAGAGGAAGCATTTTCTATGGATGGAGTTGATTTTTAGAAAATTGAATTAATATATTCATTATAATTGTTTAATATATTAATTATAGTATGTCTATGTGTGACGGTCCTTGGTATGAATCTGTTGGTCCTACAGCTCCCGAAGTTAGAGTAGATGTTTTAAAAGAACTAAATATAGTAAAAGTTAATACACAAGAATATGATAAAGAAAAAGATGAAATCATTCAAAGAGTATTAATGGAAGTTATTCCTGATAGTAGAAAAGATTTTGGTTCATGGAGAGGTTATGCTACATTTGGAAAAAAAAAATTAGCTATTGAAGTGAGAGATAAAATACGTATTGAATATTCAAAATTAGATAAAAAAAAATAAAAAAATGTAATCACTGTTATTGGTATCATAAATAAAGATATAAAGACAAATTAATTTTAATAATTATATGTCATATTGCGTAGTCACTGGTTCAGGTGGTCTCGTCGGCTCAGAAACAGTTCGTTTTTTCAGTAACTTAGGATATACTGTAATAGGAGTTGATAATGATATGAGAAAATATTTTTTTAATACTTCTACTCAAAATATTACAAATACTTTAACTGATAAATATTCAAATTTTATTCATCATAATATTGATATTCGAGATAAGGATAAATTAGAAAAAGAAATTTTTAAAAAATATGGAGACAAAATTAAATGTATTGTTCATTGTGCGGCACAACCTTCTCATGATTGGGCAGCAAAAGAACCACATACTGATTTTGAAATTAATGCTTTAGCAACATTAAATTTATTAGAACTTACAAGAAAATATTGTATTAAATCCAGTTTTATTTTTATGTCAACTAATAAAGTATATGGGGATAATCCCAATAGATTAGATATTGAAGAATTAGAAACAAGATATGAATTAAAAGGCAAGGGTTCGATAGACGAGAATATGTCTGTTGACCATTGCAAACATTCATTATTTGGTGTTAGTAAATTATCAGCAGATGCTATGGTTCAAGAATATGGTAGATATTTTAATATGAATACTGTATGCTTTAGAGGAGGATGTATTACTGGACCAAATCATCAGGGTGCTGAATTACACGGATTTTTATCATATATTGTTAAGTGTATTGTTAAAAATAAACATTATAAGATTTTTGGCTATAAAGGAAAACAAGTAAGAGATAATATTCATTCATATGATTTAGTTAATGCATTTTGGAATTATCATCAAAATCCTCGTCCTGCTGCTGTTTATAATATGGGAGGTGGGAGAGAAAATTCACTAAGTATTCTTGAAACTATTGATTTAGTTAATAAATTAACCAAGGGTAAATGGAAAAATTATACATTATTAGATGAAGCAAGAGCCGGTGACCATATATGGTATATTAGTGATTTAAGTAAATTTAAAAAAGATTACCCCAAATGGGATATTACTTATTCTATCGAAAGAATTGTTAAAGATATTATATGCTCTGTTAATGGTCATATATTTACTTCAAAATTACAAGGTGGTATAGGTAATCAATTATTTCAAATTGCTGCAACATATGCTATGTCAAGAGAATTTAATTATAATATGCTTTTTAAATTAAATGATTTTGATGGATGTCGGCAAGGAAAACATCCAAAAACATATTATAATAATATTTATCAAAGTGTTAATTTTACAGATAATATGCCAAATATGGATGTAATTGTTAAAGAAAAATCATGGAGCGCCTATTCATTAAAAAAACAAATCAATCCAATATTTGATGAATTATCATCCGCAAATATTTGTTTAGATGGCTATTTTCAATCAAATTTAAATTGGATAAAATATGAAAAAGAAGTTAAACAACTTTTTACTCCTGATGGTGGAATAGTTTCGTATTTAAAAAATAATACTGATATTTTAGATAAACATCCAGAATTAGCAGAAGATAATGATTTTGCATTTTTAGGTGTAAGAAGAGGAGATTATATTAAATATCCAAAAACACACAATCCGTGTGGTATGACATTTTATAATGAAGCCTTAAAAAGAATGAAAAAACAAAAATATTACATTATATCTGATGATATTCAGTGGTGTAAAGATAACTTTATTGGAGATAAATTTGTGTTTATGAATATTAAAGAAGACAAATATATGTTATTAACTATGGCGTTATTTAAAAATTATATTATGTCTAATTCAACATTTTATTGGTGGGGGTCATTTTTATCTATTTATGATAAACCTAAAATTATTGCACCAGATAAATGGATTTTTGATACAACAGATAAAAAAAAATATTGGTCGATTTATAGGAAAGATATGGAAATAATTGAAAGACCTGTTGAAATAGATTAACGTAATTTTAACTTAAAAATAATATTAACAAAATAAATATATGTCATTAAATATTAATAATATATATTGCTCTCAATTGTTAATTAATGAAGAATTAAAAAAATCATGTGAAAATAATAAACATCCAAGATTTTTTGTAAAACCACATGATGTATTGCACATTAAAGATTCTATTAATTATAAAGCTATTGATAATAATTATTTTACTACATATAATCACTATATTACTCAGACTAAACAATTAGAACATAGTGTAGAAAACTTTAAAAATCTAATTAAAAATTTTGATGTAAAAAAAATGCAACCTATACAATTAAAATTCAATTATAATATTAAAAAATATGTTATACAAGATGGTGTTCATCGTTTATGTATTTTATTACACAAAAAAATTTATAATAATGAAATTCCAATAAAAAAATTTAATATTATTTATGATAATAATACTATCTTAAAAGTTAAAGAACAATTATTAACTACAACTGGTAGGGTTTTTTCTAATAAATGGCATAATAATACTACTTATGGTTATCATTCTTTTAATTTTTATAATATTAATATTCCAGGACAGAGAAATCCGGTAAAAAGATTAGGTTATATAAAAAAATTTATAGATTTTAAAAATAAATCTGTATTAGATTTTGGTTGTAATTCAGGAGGAATGTTATTACATTTACCTGAAATAAAAAAAGGGTTCGGTTATGATTTCAATCCTGATTGTATAAAAAGTGCTGAATTTATGAATAATATATTGCAATTTAATGACAATTTAACATTTATTCAAAAAGATTTAAATGATGTTAATTTTCCAGAACTTGAAAATACAAAAGTAGATATCATTTTTCTATTAGCTTTAGGTTCTTGGATTAAAAATTGGAGAGAATTATATACTTTTTCTATTAAAAAATCAAAAACAATTATATATGAAACTAATAATGATATGGAAGCCCGACCACAATTAAAGCTATTTAGAGATTTAAAATGTGATATTTCAATTATATCTGCTGAATCTGATGATGATATTACAAATAACTTAGGTAGAAAAACTTACTTAATTAAATGTCCTTAATTTAAAAGATATTAAATAAATAAACACAATTTAAATAAAAATGAAAAAAGCCTTTTTATTTAATAATTATCATTTTAAAAATCAAGAGTTTTTAAATAAATATGTTAAAAAAAATTTTACTTTAACAAATACATTAAATGATGCGGATATTGTTTTTTCACCATCTACATATATAGATATTGAAAATTATCCCAATAAAAAATTTATTTTTGGAAATCATTTTTCTGTATTTCCTAATTCAACAGTAAGAAGATTTAATAATATACATAATAATGCTATTTATATACAACCTTCTCAACAGTCGGTAGATACATGGCAAAAAGAATTTAATTTTACCAATCTTCCAATGAAAACTATACAATTTGCTATTAATACTGAAAAATTTAAACCTTCTATTTCTAATGATGAAAAAGACGATACTGTAATGGTTTATTATAAAGATAGAAATCCTGAAGAATTTAAATATATTATCACATTTTTAAATTCAAAAAAAATAAATTATAGAATTTTTAGTTATACTAAAAGATATAAGGAAGAAGATTTTATCAATTATTTAAAAAAAACTAAATATGCTATTTGGTTAGGTTGTCACGAAAGTCAAGGGTTTGCTTTATTGGAAACTTTATCCAGTAATGTTCCTATTTTAGTTTGGAATGTTACTCTTAGAAAACAACAATGGTCTTATAGAGAACATTATAAAAATATTCAATCAAAAGTTACTTCTATACCTTATTGGGACAGTACTTGTGGTGATTTTTTTTATAATCAAAATGAATTTGAAAATAAATTTAATAAATTTATCAATAATTTAGATAATTATCAACCCAGACAATTCATATTAAATAATTTAACATATAATATATGTGAAAAAAAATGGAATAATCTTATTGAAGAAATTTAATTTATTTTTTCTTTATTTGCATATGTATCATACCATATTAAATTCATTTTATCTAATACACTATAATTAATTTTAAAATTATTATAAAAATCATGTAATATATATTCTATACTTAAACTATTTTTAAACAAAATTTCTGGAGTTACAACAGTAATAAAATTAATTAAATCCATAGATTTACATATAAATAATCCTGTATTAAAATGTCTTTTAGCATTTGGATTTTTACTATAAGTGAATATAGATCTTGGATTTTTCATAAAATTATCAATAAATGAATTGTCTATTAATAATTGACGTGGTTCAAAATGAATAATATAATCATATTGTTTTAAAATTTCAATATTATTATTCCATATTTCTATTATTCCACTTCCCTTATTGAACTGACCTAATTTATTAGGATTATTTTTTATTACTTTTATACATTCAGGAATTTTTATTTTATCATCAAAATTATAACCATTATCAGCTATATATATATCTAACTTATAATTTTTGTTTAATTCGACCAATTTATCTATTCCTTGTTTGTATTGTTTTAATCTTTTTTCTGTTTTTTCTAATTGATTACTTTTAAATAACTGAGAATTTTTATCAATTATAAACGTTGTTGGCATAAATATACAATATTTCATATATAATTTTAATTAATATTTAAAGTTTAAATCATTATTTTACTTATATGCCAAAAACTGTTTTAATTACAGGAGGTTGCGGATTTATTGGACATCATTTTGTGGAACATATTTTTTCCACTACAAATTGGAATATAATTGTTTTAGATAAACTAACTTATGCAAGTCACGGTCTGGAAAGATTACGAAATACAGATACATTGGATAGCAAAAGAGTTAAAGTTTTTACTTATGATTTATCTCATCCATTATCTATTGGGTTAAAAAAAGAATTGGGAGATGTTAATTATATTGTTCATATGGCTGCAGATACTCATGTTGATAATAGTATTTCTACACCTGTTCCTTTTATTAAAAACAATATTATGTCAACCGTTCATATGTTAGAATATGCAAGAACATTGTCAAACCTTGAAATTTTCTTCTATTTTAGTACAGATGAAGTTTATGGACCTGCTTTAGGAAATAAATTATTTCAAGAAGATGAAAGACATAATCCAACTAATCCATATTCAGCTTCTAAATCAGGAGCAGAACAAATTTGCGTAGCATATCATAATACATATGATGTTCCTGTTATGCGTATTAATGTAATGAATGCTATGGGCGAAAGACAACATGTGGAAAAATTTATTCCAAAAGTTATTAAAAAAGTATTAAATGATGAATTAGTTGAAATTCATAGTTATCCTGATAAAAAAACTTCAGGAACTCGTTATTATATTCACGCAAGAAATATTGCCGCCGGTGTATTATTTTTATTAGAAAATGGCACAATTGGCGAAAGTTATAACTTAACAGGTGAAAAAGAGGTTAGTAATCTTGAAATGGCACAAATCATCGCAGATACTATTGGTAAACCATTAAATTATGAAATGGTTGATTTTCATAGTGATAGACCAGGACATGATTTAAGATATGGATTAGATGGAAACAAAATGAAAAAAATGGGCTGGTCTCTACCTATTGATTTTGAAACCAGTTTAAGAAATACTGTTAGATGGACTGTTGATAATCAAATATGGCTTAATGATTAATTATAATCATTTTCCCTTGTATTTTCCCTTTTATATTTATCTTTTAATCTTATAACATCCCATAATTCAGGTGTAGAACATTCAAGATATTCTGAATCTTCTATTCCCTCCATTCTATGTATAGTATATGGTGTAATAGTAACTTTATCTCCTGCTACCATTTCGCGTTGTTCTAAATTTTCCATATCCTTGCCTATATATAATCTAACTTTTCCACTTAAAACATAAATTGTTTCTCTTTTTAATTCGTGATATTGCATACTACAACACTCGTTGGCTTTCATAAATAATTTTTTTACAACATAATGATCATTATATTCTATCAATTCTTCTTTTCCCCACGGCTTATCAACAAAATCCGGTTGGTCGTCTTTTATTGTTACAAATTTTGATGTAAAATCGTAATAAGGTATACCTTTGTTTCTAACAACATTCACTGCATAACAAGTATTCTTATCTCCATTTGGTTTTCTATCATTTATTAAAATTCTTACTCCTCCTCCTAATCCCATAATTAATTTATCATATACTATACCTAATCTCAATAACTCTTTTTCTGTTTTGGGTCTTAAACTTTCTTTTCTACCTGTCGTTAAAATAATTCTGTATCCTAATCTATCCCATCTATCAATCGCTTTTTTAGTATTCGGTAATAATTCGTGTTCTTTACATACTGCTTGTTCAGGGACACCCCCTACATGATTCCATAATGTTCCATCAATATCGCAAAATATAGTTTTTGGTCTTTCCATTTAAATAATATAAAAATTATTATTTAAATATTATTTTTTATATTATTTAAATGGAAATTCCTCCTTTATACTTATTATCAAGTGATTTTTCTCATGACATAACACCAATTTCTTGTTATTTATTTAATAAATATCTTCCCAATTTAAACATAAATATTTTAAGTTATACTAAACCAGATTTCACACTACCATCAAATGTAAATTTTATAGAATTGAATAATGGAAATAAAAGAATTAAAAATAATTGGTTTATGGATAATTATAATTATTTAAATTCTATAGATGATGAATATATTATGTTTTGTCCAGATGATAATACTATTATAGATTATGTTAACATGGATGCTTTTAATTATGTGTTAGATTTTATAAAAATGAATAAAGATGTAGGTATATTTTATGGATTTGATTATGATATAAAAGACAATCAAAAAAAATTTATACAAGAAAACGACTTATATAAAATTTGGGAAGTTACTAATTTTTCTCATAAAACAACCAGCACTTTAAGTATATGGAAAAGAAAATTATTATTAGAAATTTTTAAATCCAAACAAAATAATCTCACACATTTTGAATTACATGGATGGAATGATATTTTAAAAACATATAAAAATTATAAAGTATATGGAATGACTATAAAACAATTCATAAATAAAAATCAACCGTCATATAATCAAAATTATAAAGTTTCAGTATTACCCAATAATAAATACACATTACAAAAGTCAAAATATCCTGATTTAATTAGAGCTCAATTAATAAAAAATATAGATATTAAGAATATGATTGATAAAAATATAATTACTGAAAAACAAGTAAAAAAATTAGCATATGCGTATAATTCTCATTATAAAATTCCTTATGATTATTTTAAAGGAGAATTTGACTTACATAAATTAGAAGATTTTCTAAAAAAAAATAATTGGTCACAATCTCTTTCACTCTTACATGGTTTTGATAAATACTTTACTTACAATTTTCATAAATTAAAAGATTGATATAAATATAATATAATTAAAAGTTATTAAAAATATCAGTGTATTAATAAATATAATGGAGTATAATTTAAGAAAAAATAGTATTTTAACAGGAGAAAATAATTTGGAAACTATTTTTATGATAAAAAAATTTCCTGTTTCAATGGCTTGTGTTAAACAAGAATATAAACATTCAAATGATAAACATTTGGATATGGAATTCCAGATTTGCAAAGATACCGGTATTATTCAATTAAAAAAATATCCCTTATTTAGTGATATGTATATTACCGCACATAATTCCAGTTTTGGAAATGTTTGGAATGTATTATTTGATACAATGACAAAAAAAATATTTGAAATTACAAGCAAAATAAATAATCCAAAAATTGTAGAAATAGGCGGTGGTGCTTTATTACTCGCATCAAAAATATTAGAAGATAGTAATATTGAATCATATGATGTATATGAAAAGAATTGTTCTAAGAAATTTACAAATGATAAACGCCTGAAATTAATTGATGATTATTTTACTGAAAAGACAAAGTTTAATTATATCCCTGATATAATAATTCATAGCCATGTTTTAGAACATGTTTGGCACCCAGTTGAATTTATAAATAGTGTTAAAAAAAGTAAATGTAAATATCACTGTTTTATTGTTCCAAACTTACAAGTTACTTTTGAAAAAAAATATACAAATTCACAAAATTTTGAACATAATTTTTTTATTGCAGAATCTTATATTGATATAATACTAAATAATAATAACTTTGAAATAATTGAAAAAGAATATTATTTAGATCATAGTATAATTTACATAACAAAAAACAATAATAATCCTATAATACAAAAATCATTCCCAAATTTATATACTAAAAATAAACAGTTAGTATTGGATTTTAAAGAATATCATGAAAAAATTGTATCTAATTTTAACGATAAAATTAAAAAATATGATGGAGAAATTTTTTTATTTGGCGGACATATATTTTCTCAATTTCTTATTATGTTTGGTTTAAAAACTGATAAAATTAAATGTATATTAGATAATAGTAAAGAAAAAAATAAATGTAGATTATATGGAACAGGATTAACAATTGAATTTCCTGAAATCATTAAACATAATAAAAAGTGTGCTGTTATATTAAAAGCCGCAAGTTATGAAGATGAAATAAAAAAACAACTTTATGAATTAAATAAAGATGTTATTATATTTGATTAATTTCCAAAAATAAATTATATTTTCCAAAATAGAATAAAAATTCGTTTAACGGATATTTATGAAGAGGAGACATATTCAACCATATTAAAGCTGTTAATATTTTTGTTTTTTTTAAATCCATATTATTTTTTAATAAAAAGTTATCAAAATTCTTAAGTTGATTTATTAATGTATAATTACATTTTAAATCAATATTTACATTTTTATTCGCATAGTTAATATTAACATTAAACAAATTATTAGCAATATTTTTATGATTAAAAATAATATTGTGTCTTAACTTAGCTAAATCATAATATTTATCACCATTATATAATTCTCCACCAAAATTTTGCCTCCAATCTAATAATTTATAACCATTGCTTGTTTTAATAATATTATCTAAAATGAAATCTCCGTGAAAATTAGTATGATATTTTGTGTATAAAGTATCAAAATTTATTTGTTCTAAAATTTTATGAATTGACCCTATTTCTAAATTATTTATGATTTTATAATCTGTTATATTTTTTAATGTTTTATTAATACGATTAATAGTTTTATCATGATAAAATTTTTGACACGTTAAAGGGAAATTTTTATTAATAGTGGTATTATCTGTCCATAAATTTTTTTTAGACCAATTCAAAAGATTTTTTATTTCTCCATGTGTTACTATATTACTAAGTAATTCTCCATCAATTAATTTCATTTTACAAAAATTTTCTCTATAATCTAAAATTTTTGGAGTTAATGGATATAAATGCTTTCCTCTCTTAACACGAGATGAAGAAATTTCTTCATCATAAAAAAATTTTATTACATAATTATCAAAAAAACATATACTTTCAGTTAATTTTTCTAATACCGTATAATTTGATTTAAATTCTTTTTTAATTTTATTTGTTATTTCAGATAAACTACCTGTATCATACCATTTATTTAGTTCAACATATTTAAATTGACCTGTTGGTGTTTTTAACATATTTTTAATTATATCGATATCCCCTAATTCAAAATACGTGCTATTATTATTATATACCTGTTTTAAAGTTTTCCAATATAAATTATAACTTTTTATAAAAGCAATTCCAGTATAAATATAATCAAAATTTATAGAAGCATTTTTTGAATTTAATGATTTAACATAATTATTATCCTGTATATTAACAGTAGAATATGAATTTGTATCTGTTTGTTTATTATTTATAAAGAGTGTATTTTTATTTGGTATTGTTATTTCATCTTTTGTTATAGAATCACAACAATTAAACATAAATGGACATTGTAATTCATTTTCTGCTTGTAATAATGAATATGCTAATGAGCTACCTGGACCCGTATATTTATCAACCCATACAAAATTAAAATGATGTTCTGGATATGCTAATTCTAAAAAATTCTTAACAAATTTTCCATAGTAACCCAAAGTTATAACAAATTCTAAATATTTGTTATATTTTTCAATAATATGACATATTGCAAATTTATCACCCATTTTTATCAATGATTTATTTGTATATTTTGTTAAATCTCCTAATCTACTACCTACACCACTCGTTGTTATTAATACTTTATAAAATGAAGGATATAATGAATGATATTCACGTAATTTTATTAATAAATCTTTTTTTATTATCAAATCTATATCTTTTAATTTATTTTTTATTTTTAAAAATTCATCATTTGAAAAAACATAATGTCCGCAAATATTTATTAATTTTTCCTTATTTTCTTCGGGTTTAAAATCTTTACTAACCCATTTTACCCATTTTTTTGAATTTAAACATACCTGGAAAAAATTTTCAAATAATTCTTTTCTTTCTTTAATATTTGTTACTTTTTTTATTTCTTTAAGTATTGCCTTTGTTTCTATTTGTCCTAATTCTGGCGCAACATTTATACAATTTAATCCTAAATCAAATTTTTCTCGCATTAAATCTATAGATACCCAATCCCCATTATGTTCTTTTGAAATAAACCCATACTTTTTACATAATTCTATCATTTTTTTCAATCTATCTTTTTCATAATGTCCAATATTACTGGCTTCTAATAATCCAGTCCCGCATTGAACTACAAAATATTTTATTCTTTTATATATTTCAGGTTTTATTTGTTTTTGTAAATCTAAAATAAATTTTTCTAATTCATCTACATCAAATCTTCTTATACCTTCTTCTGTAGATATTTCAAAATATAAATTAGGATTTTCATTGTAACAATAATTTAATGCTTTTATTGTTTCATTTAATCCTGATTCATAATCTTGATATTTCTTCCAAGTATCAATATGAATAACATCCATATACTTACAATCTTCTTTAAAAGAAACTATTCCATCATCCATATTTGTTCCTTGTCCAGGTCCTCCATGGTCTCGTTCAACTGATATATATTTCCCTTTTGTTTTTACATAATTAACAAATTCTTTTGTTGTCCAATTATTTACATATCCACCATTATACTCTACCTGTCTTCGTGATGGAATAAATGTAAATGGTAAGTTAAAAGCATTTGAATATTCTACAACAGTATCTACAATATTTTTTGACATTGGTCCTAAAAATATTTTTTGCTCCATATATAGAAATATACTTTACAATATTTCTATATTATTTTTAATAAAATTATATTAATAATGTTTAAATTTATATTTTAATATTTGATAATACTTCTAATACTCTATCTGAAAACTTATGGTATTTTAAACAATAATCTCGTCCTTCTTTAGCTATTTTATTTCGTTCAGTTTCATTATTCATATAATAATTAATTAAATATTCTAATTCTTGAGGATTTGAATAATAAACTAAATGTTTTTTGTTTTTTAATGGATATTTCATTTTTGATGGTAATAGCATTTTATCACATAAAACTAAATTTCCCATTAATAATGCTTCCCATAGTCTAAAATCGCCTTCCCAATTTGGGGGATTTGCGGTTACTATAATTTTACTTGTTTTTAATATTTTAAAATATTCCGTATTTACTACTCCATATCTATTATGACAATCTACTCTACCAATAAATTTTTTACCTTGATATTTATTTACTATGTTTGGAATTATTGAACGAAATCCACCTCCTCCATTAAACATACAACAAATATCATAATTATATTTTACAAATTCAAAATTTTTATCATAATTAATAAAATCACTCCTTATTCCATATAAAATAGGAATTATTTCTCTTGAATATTTTATTATTTCTTTACTAATACCTTGTTCTTTTTTTACCATACTTCTTTTAAAATATTTGCCCACTAAATTTAATTTATCTTCTGGAACATTCCTTGTATCTATCCAATCATTATAATCTATGATTATATCTCTTTCAGGTGAATTTGATTCTTTCATTTTATTTACAATTTCCATATTTAATTCATTTACTTTATGCCAAGGCATTGGACAATTTCTCAAAGCCATCATATAAATTACAAAATCTGCATCATCAAATGATTCAACTAATTTTATATCCTCCATTTTTTCTAATGCATTATAAAATTCATATGATTCTGTACTTCCACTTGCAGGTTTATTTTGATTTTTAAATGGCCAAAAAAAATATATTTTCATATATCTATTACAAGCAATATATATTTAAATATATAGTAAAATATTATTTAAATGCATTATTACTATATTCATACAATTAGTTATTATGTTAACAATAATAGATTAGATAATATAAAATACTGCATTGATAGTTTAAATAAAATTAAATATTCTAAAACTTATAACAGTAATCAAAAAATATTATTTATTATTGGTTGCATTTATGACCAATTAACTGAAAATATAAAAAATACTTTTGATAAATTTGAAACTTTTAACACAGAACTATTAGATATAAAAGTAATATACAGAACAAATACTGGTGGCACAATAAAAACAATGGAAAATACCTTAAATTATGTTACAGAAAATAATATTACTTCTAATTATTTTGGCGTATTTGAAGATGATTCATTCTATAATTTAGATAATCATTTTATATTTGATTCTGTTGATAAACACTTTAATAATAATATTGATATTGTAGGTTGTCAAGTATGGGAATCCAGACCAGATATTATACATAAAAATGGATATAAATATTTTAAAAAAGAATGGTGTAATAAAAGACCTATAAATCAACTTGTTCCCTGGATAAAAGAAAAACACATATATATTAATAGTGATAGTGATAAACTTATTGATGATAATATAATTAAATGGATTGATGGCGCATTATATATAACGACTATAGACAAATTAAAAAAAATTAAAAAAAAATTAATAAAATTAACTCTTGCTCCTGAAAATAAAAAATATACTCATTGTGAGCATGGATGTAATTATGGGGAAGTAGGATTTCCTACAAGATTATCTATAAATGGATTTACTTTTTTTGGTTTACAACACCCAGATTCTAACTGTATTCCAAATATTAAAAATATTTATTTCCAATATTTAAATCTTAATTCAATAGGCAATAAAACTATTTGAATATTTCCTGATAAATTGTAACCAATTCTCCCTAATCCTATAAATCCTACTTTATAGATTTATATAAATTATTAATTAATTTTTATATAAATTTATTTCGAATACTTTAATTCATCATCCTTAAGTTGAGGAGTTTTAGTATATGCAAAAATATCTTTTACAGTTGCTACATTTGGTTCTATATTATTTATGCTTTCATTATCATAAATTTCTTTTGTTGTTTTTTCAATAGCTGTAATACAAGCTCTCATATTATGATTTGCCCATATAATATTATTTACACCTATATCTCTAAAATGTTGAGTATTAGTATTAGCAGCATATGTAGTTGGTACTATAATTATAGGACATCTATTGTCCCATACTTTCATAAAACTATTAATATCAGTTGCATCTTTAATTTTACTATGAACTAATATTGCATCTGCACCTGCTTTATGATATGCATATGCTCTTTTTAATGCTTCATTTAAACCTTTTCCTGCTATAAATGCCTCTAACCTTGCCACAACTACAAAATAAGGATTAATTTGATATTCTTTACAAGCTCTTATTTTTCCTGCAAATTCATCTATATCTGCTAACTTTTGACCTCCTTTTACCTCAACAAAAGAATTTTTTTTTGGAAAAAGTTTGTCTTCAAAACATACTCCCGCAATACCTCTCTGTTCTAATTTTCTACAAAAAATTCTTGCATTATTAAAATTACCGAAACCTTGATCGCCATCAACCAAAATTGGAATATCTGTTGCATCGGCCATATATTCTAATTGGTCTAACACTTGAGACCAAGATGCCTCATTTGAATCGCGAACGCCCAATGATGCTGATAAGCATAAACCACTCCCCCAAATTGCTTTAAATCCTACTTTCTCAACAATTTTTGCACTCATACCATTATGTGCTTCCATTATAAATTCTAATTTATCTGAATAAAGTAAATCTCTTAGAGCTCTTGATTTACTTATGTAACTATTTCTAAGTTTATCATTATCAATTATTTTGTTAATTATTGCTGTTGTAGATATACCCGGGGTATAATCTGGTTCTATAATTTTCCCTCCCCATTCAGATAAAGTTTCAATTACCTGTTTTCTCGTATCTGTTTGTGTTCCTTCTCTCCAATCACTTCCATGAACTACATAATCTGGTTTTATTTTTAGTAAATTAGGTCTATAATCTAATGTTGTTTGAGGAATAACATTAAAAATATTTTTCATACTTTTTATTATTTGCAATCTATCATCATATGTATTAATTGGAATTCTTTTATAACTTTTTATTGCTTCATCTGTCAATAATCCAACTATTACATTGCCATATTCAGATGCTATATTTAAAATATTTATGTGTCCATGATGAACAATATCTGCAGACATTCCAACATATACTGTTTTATTCATTATAATATATTTTAATTTTATTATTTAAATAAATTATTTAAGTAATATTTTTTAAGTAATATTATATGAAAATTATTTTTAATTGTGCATATTTTTCATTCCATAAACAATATTGTCAAAATATAAAAAAAGAGCTGGAAAAACTTGGACATATTGCTATTATAACTGAAAGTCGAGATTCTTGTAATTTAAGTGCTACTGATATTGAAAATAAATATATAATTGAACATAATGATGCAGATTTTACTATTTTACCAGACGAAGCATGTAAAATTATTGGAGGAAAAGGTATATACATTAATCATGCTTTGTTACCTGTATTACCTGAAAATCATAAATTTAAATCTGAACATTCTTTTTACTATTCACTAAATTACAAAAATGCTCTTGAATCATACTCTGATTATTTGTTCTTACCATCTCAAGAAATAGCAAATATATTTACTAAAGAATTAAAAATAAATAAACCAATTAAAATTGTAGGATTTCCAAAATTAGATGATGTTATTATATCCAGAAAAAATAAAAAACCGAATAATTCATACAATATTGTGTATCTACCAACTGGTAATTGGAAAAAAACTATGAATTCTGAGAATATAATTGATTACAATATTTTAAATAATATGGGAAATTTTATATACAATGGTCATCCATCTGTTGATAAAAAAAATGTAACATCAACCAAATTACTTGAAATTGCTGATATTTTAATTAGTGATTATTCCAGTATTGGTTATGACGCAATTATTTTAAATATACCCACCATTTTTATTGATTCTACATATTGGAACCCCGATTCCTATAAAAGCTCTCTAATATGTGAAACTGCGAGAAACGCAGGAATAAGAGTTACTAATATGAATGAATTAATACAAGCTATTGAAAAATATAAAAATAATCCTTCATTCTTAGAAGATAAAAGAATCCATTATGGTAATTTATTATCAAAATATAAAGAAAATTCAAGCGAAATATTTGTTAAGGAGTTGTTAAAATTATTGTAAATATTACTTAAAATTATAAATTATCGTACCAATTCAAAGAAAAATTAATTTTATGAATTATTTACAATGATTTATCCCATATATTTATTTGTTCAACAATATAATTCAATTCTTCTTCTTTTAACCACCAACCTACTGGGATACATACCAATTCTTTTTCCAATATATCCAAATTTGGTAAAATCTCCCTGAACTCATCTACACTTGAATATATATCATTTCTATTATGAACTTGACTTGCTGTTATACCTACTTCTTTCATTTTATCAATGAAATTTTGTTTTTTATTACTTAAAATACGAATAGTATATAGCCAATATGAAGAATTGAATTTATCATCGTTTTTCATCAATTTAATATTTTTTATATTTTTTAAATTTTTATCAAAATAAATACCATTATTTCTATTTTTTTCAATTAGTTTGGGTATATGAGGTAAATTATAAAGTCCTATTGTTGCATTAATATCATTCATATGGAATTTATAACCATATTCTAATATATTGTGTTCTAATCTAAAATCTTTTTTTTTGTAATTTCGTTTATCTCTATCTATTCCAAACCATCTTAATAATTTACATCTATCATATAATGATTTATATGGTAATGTAATAAATCCACCATCACCTGATGTTAAATGTTTTATTGCTTGAGTACTAAATACGCAAATATTTCCATGATTTCCTAATTTTTTACCATTAAATTCGGCACCAAAAGCATGAGCACAGTCTTCAACTATCATTGGTTTAAAACCGTATTTTAATTTATGTTCATTACATATTTTATCTAATTCTTCTAAATCTAATGGCATTCCTCCCCAATGAACTAAATAAATTACTTTTGTGTATTTATTTAATTTACTTTTCAAATCCTTTAAATCTATATTTGCTGTATTCAAATCTGCATCTAACCACCTAATTTTTACATTATTTGCTAATATTGAACAAGTTGTTGCAAAGCATGTTAAAGACGGTGTTAATACTATATCATTTTCATTAAATCCTGGCCAATCAAATGATTCGTCTTTATTCTTTAATAATCTCATTGCTAATGTTAATCCTGATGTTCCCGAATTTACTGTTAATAAATTTTCATTACCTATAAATTTTTTTAATTCTGTTTCATATTTATCTACTTCTTTTCCCTGTGTTACGTATCCCGACATCAATACTTTATTCAATGGTTCTAAAACATCTTCACTCATAAAAACTTTGAATAATTGTAAATTCATTTAAATATAAATACATTATATTATTTAAATGAATTCTTCATATAATAATAAAATTAATTTCGGTGATATTATTTCTGCTATTACATTTTTAAAAAAACCTCAAAAGATTGTAGAATGTGGGATTCTTGAAGGATTTTCTCTTTCTAAATTTATTGAAAATTCTTCCTCTAATACTCAAATTGATGCATATGACATATTTGATAAATTTAATGGTAATCATGCTATAAAAGATAAAATTTTACAACAATTTAATATGTACGATAATGTAAATATTGATTATGGTGATTTTTATGATGTTTATAAAAAATATGAAGATAAATCTATTGATATATTACATATTGACATTGCAAATAATGGAGATGTGTATGAATTTATGTTTCAAAATTATTTAAATAAAGTAAAAGATAATGGTATTATTTTAATGGAAGGTGGTAGTGAAGAAAGAGATAATATTGAATGGATGATTAAATATAATAAAAACAAAATTAAACCTATATTAGATAAATACAGTCAAGAATATGATATTAAAACTGTTGGAAAAAATCCATCTATAACAATAATTAAAAAAAAATAATATTAAATGTTATATTATATTATTATTTATATGTCAAAAATACCTAAGATTGTACATCAACTTTGGATTGGTAATAAAAAATCTCCTACTAAATTTATGGATACATGGAAAGAAAAACACGAAGCCGAAGGTTTTGAGTATATTAGATGGACAGAAGAAGAAATTATGAAAAGAGGATTTGTTTCACAATTAACCGATAGAATTAACTCTATGGAAGAAATAAATGGTAAAGCAGATATAATTAGGTGGGAACTATTATATGAATATGGGGGTTTTTTTGTTGATGCTGACGCATTTTGCATTGAACCTGTTACCTATTTAGTTAATAAATATGAAGCATTTGCTGGTTTTGAAAATGAAAAGGTTAGAAGTGCTGGATGGGCTCCCTCTGCTGATTATGATGATGTATTAGCCAGAACACACCCTTTAATTGCTACTGGAACTATGGCATTTCCTCCTAAACACGAATTGCCCAGACTTGCTATTGAATGGATTAAAAACAATGAAATTTCTGTTCGAAAAACTGGAAGAAGAGCTTGGAGAACTGTCGGACCAGGATTATTAACTCGTTTATATTGGCAACAAAAATGGAAAGATATTACCATATTACCCAGTCATTATTTTTTACCTATTCATGTTTCCGGTACAGAATATAAAGGTCATGAAAAAATTTATGCTAACCAAGAATGGGGATCTACCAAACATTCTTATGATATTATGAACACTATACAATTGCCGACACAATTTCTTTCTCCTAAAAAAAAAGTCAGCATTCTTGTTTCAAGTTATAATACTAACGCATCTTATCTTAAGGATTGTCTCGATTCTATTATTAAACAAGTTGGACATATTGCGTTTGAAGTCGTTTGGATTAATGATGGTTCTGATACTCTTCATACATCATTATTGAAAAAAATGTTAGATAATTTCAAACAAAATAGTAGATTTACCAATATCGTATATCACGAAAATGATGGTAATAAAGGTATCGGACATTCTTTAAATACTGGAATTAATTTATGTAGTAATGAAATTATTATAAAATTAGATAGTGATGATATTATGGTTGAAGATAGAATTGTAAAACAATTATCATATATGGAAAAAAATCCTGATACTGCTATTTGTGGTGCACAAATTTTAATGTTTCATGGAACAGAAAAAGATAAGTTTGTTAATATTACACGCCATCCTTCTATTACATGGGACGATTATACTAAAACTTTTCCTCATTGGTTTATAAATCATCCTACTGTTTGTTATAGAAAATCTAAAGTATTAGAAGCTGGCAATTATTCTAAAAATTTAAAAGAAACCTGGGGAAATGATGATTTATCGCATGATTTTGAATTAGAATTAAGAATGTTAAAAAAATATGGAAAAATTCATAATTTTGATGAACCACTTGTGTTATATAGACTTCATCCTAATCAAGTAACTCATCAAGGAGGAGCTAAAACCGGAGGTCCTGGTCATTGGGATAAAGTTAGAAAAGATATAATTAAAAAAATGATAAATTAAATTACTATAGTATCTGCTAATCTTACATCATAAGCATAATAACGTTTTTTTCCCTTTATATATCCTGAATAATTTTCATAATCTACTTTAAATATTACTGACAATTTAATATGTTTATCTAATAGAGAAACCACATCATTATCAACATCATTAAATGGACCATAATATTGTTGTTTAGTTATATCTTGTATTGTTATTGCTTTTTTACCATATGTTAAAATTATCCCACTATCAAACATTATTATATTTATATTAATTATAAATATAATAATTACTCGCAATATTTTTGCATGATAACACTTGGAATTAACTCACTTTTTAGTTTATCTAATTTTTTGTAACATTTATTTATTGTCACTTCACTTATTTTACTTACGTTATTTACATTTTTTTTACTTATATTTAAATTACAAATCTGACTTACAAAATATACAATTCCTGCTGCTACTGAATGAGGGGTATTTTCTGGAATTATATTATTTTTCTCGATTTTATTGGCTACAAATTTACATACCATTGTTAATTCCTTATTCAAATTTAATCTACTACAATATCTCTCTATAAATGCTATTGGTCTTGTTTGGTGAAAATGTGTTTTACTTCCAAGTATATTTGATTCTTCCATTTCATTTAATAAATTTACCGCATTTTTACACCCCTTTGTAGCACTTGTATTATCAAGAACAAATATTGTTGCTATCTCTTTTGCTGTTCTCGGATAATTATGAATTCTACACGAAATATATACTGATGCTGCTATGACTCCATCTCTATTACAACCCCTAAATGTTTTCATTTCTGATATCTTTTTATGTTGTCTTAATGCTTCATCTATTATTATTTTGGGAATACCCGCATTTTTTGACAAGGCTTTAATTTTCTCAAATTCATCATATTGTGATTTTTCTTTATAAGGCATAGATTGCCATTCTGTATATCTTCTTATTTTTCTCATTTCATATGTTGAACGACTATTACATACTACTTTACATCCATATGAAGATTCTTTTAATAAGGGATTTATAGGCATTCCACATCTTGTTGGATCTGTCATACTACTATCATCAGCACCATAATATCTCCATTCAGGACTTGAATCTAATACGTTTTTATAAATTATACCACATTTAGGATTTGTACAAGTTAATAATTTATTTTCTACATATGCTAATGAACTATTGCATAAATCACAATTTTCTTTTTGTTTCTGCTCACTTTTAGAATAATGTAATTCTAATTTTTTAGTCATATCTACTCCCTTATTACTAAACGCTGCCCACATTTTTTTTAGATTTTTTTTTTTGGTATTACGTTTGGTTTTATTTATTTTACTCATCATGAACGCCATTAATTTAATATATTAATAATTGTTTTTAATTCAATTTTATAATATATATATTAATCATATGGGTAATAAAGCATCCACATTATTACATTCGCAAAAGGGTGGAGAAAATACTAATTATAAGGATAAGCATACTAAACATATGAAATTTAAAACTGTTATTAATTATATTGCTGCTAAATATATTACTAATTCCAGTTTCCAAGATTTAAAAAACTTGCAAAAACCAACTTATTGTAATAAACTTGTTGTTTTAACAGCAAGAGCTATCAAACGCTATATGAATGGTATGAATATTGACTATTTAGAACAAAAAACAAGCAAAGGAGTTAAAATTAATAAAATTTCAAAATCTCCTGTTTTATATTTTGATAAAACTCATTTAGATAACTTAGATGTATCTTCACATACAAGAAAAAAAAGAATGTGCACTGGTATCGCTAAATTTTATGTTAAAATCGCTCATTTATTTGCTTCTATTGCTACTACAGTTAATGCTAAATATACCTATACCGATGATGTTACAAATGAACAAAAAGAAATATTATTACATCAATATGATAAATTACCATTATGTGCAAGACGTATTGCTGCTCTTAAACCACATCAAAATACTAAAAATAGAGTAAGTGTAAAACCTAAAAATTGTAAAATGAATATTAAACAAACACCTCCTACTATTGATGGTATTGATAACAGACCTATACAAACTAAATCTTTATCAGATGAAATTGGTATTCCTGAATTACAATTATTATATTTTGATGAATATGATTTTGAAACTGGCAAATATATTGGAGTTACCGAAGAAGCCCAAAAATCTTATTATAATGATTTAGAAAAATTCTATATCGCATTTACTTCTGGATTACCTTTCCCCAATAAAGTTGGCATTGTTGTTAAATCACAACATAAACCCTCTAAAAAACTTATTCATCAACATTTCAATAAATATGGGGAAATCACATCTATTGATATTAAAAAAAATAAAGCATATATTTTATTTAAAAATGAAAAATCACAAATAGAATCATTAAAAGACCCTAATGTTAAAGTATCTAAATGGGAAATTAAAAAATTTTCTGATATTCCGCTTCAAGATTATCATAATCATCCACTTTGTAAAAAAAATAGTTGGGAACATACCTTTACTGGAAGTCCCAATGATAGATTATTTCGACAATATGCTCAACATATTCAAAATATGATTACTAAATCACAAGAATTAGAAAAATCTTTATTATCAGTTATTAAACAATTATTCGCATATTGGCTTGACCCTGTTAAAAGAGAAAAGGTTTTAACAATCAATCCTAACTTAACAGAAGAATTATTACAAAAATTAGTTGAACAAACACGAGAAACGATACTTCAATTATATATTGGTTGTGAAGAGGATTTTAATAAAGGATTATCTTTATTTAATGCTATTGTTGATAGTAAAGGTATTGAAACTTCCAGAAGACGTATTAGAAATTTTGAACGAAAACGAGAACAAATGCGTTAATTACCTTTCAATTCCTCTTTAATATCTACTACTTTTCCTAATATCTTTTTAATTTTTGTCTCATTCTTTCTTACTTCTTTACTATTTTCACCTGCTATTACACTATCTAACATTTTTGACCATTTATCTGATTTTTGTGGGTCTTTTGTATAATCTGGGTTTTGTTTCTCCCAATCTGTCATTTTCTTAACCTGAATATTACTTACTGCTTTTATACTTTCTGTTAATTTTGCATGGTCTTCATCTTTCTTCCATGTATCATCATCTTTTACATAAAATTGTAATCTTTTCTTATCACTACAATGTATTGGTCTTTCTGTCGGTTTTAAATCTTCCAATTGTTTTATAAATATATTTTCTATACCTTTCACATATCCATTTTTTGTTGAAAAATCTAAATCTTGAAGACTTACTTTTATATTTCTTACAAAATCTTCCAAATTCATAGCATTCTTGCACTGTTCATTTAAATACATATTAATTGAAATGTTGTTTGTATTGTTACAATTATTATTACCTGCTATTTTACCTATTGTTTCAACCAATTCATTTGTTAGTAAATTGGTTGAAGGTTGTGGATTATCTAATTGGTTTATCTCTTTTTTCAACTTTTTATTTATTAAAATGGCATTTTCAAGTTGCACTTGCTTTATTTTCATATCTATGTCTTCAATATTTTCTGAATCACATATTTCATCATTTTCGTTTTTTTTATTTCCATTTGGAAATTTTTTTGGAAACTTTTGGAAATCATTGGAAATAGAAAAAACGACTTTTTCATCTTTTTTTTTACATTTTTTTGAATGCTTCCATAAACCACTATAGCTCTTAAAATATTTACCACAATTACAAGAATAACTATTATGCTGTCCATTACTATTTTCGTTTTTTGGCATTAAAAAAACGCCTGATTTCATTCGTTGATGTTTTTTTGTTAATAAATGTCTATTAAAGTCTGTTTTCTTAGACGTAGTATAGTCACAACATTCACAATAATATTCTATTTTTTTGTTTTTTATTTTTCGTTTTTTTTTCGTTTTTTTTGTTTCCATTTTTTAATATATGGAAATATAAAAAAACGACTCTAAATACTTTTAAAAATAATTGTTAAAAAAATATCGTAACAATTATTTTTACTAATTTATAAAAATTCCCTACAAGATGCTCAAAAACTACATTTTTGGGTTCTTTAATTTTACAAAACTTATCCTATATTTCAATTTTGGACATTTTAAAAATGTCCATTTTTCATTTTCGCAAAATAGTTTGTTCAAAAAATTG